CACCCATGCTGAAGCCCAAGCCCCGCATGTAACAGAGAAACAAAAAATTTCTTTGTTATCTCCAAAAGAGTATGCGGAGCGTTTGGTAATGAAACGATGGAACAGCCAAAAGCAGTTTCAATGTTTGAAAGCCTTATGGGGTAAAGAGAGCGCGTGGAATCACAAAGCGGCTAACCCTGTTAGCACCGCCTTTGGAATCCCACAGTTCCTTAATCAGACATGGATAAATTATGGGTATCCTGTGCGACCTAAAAGCGCGCACACTCAAGTGGAGGCAGGGCTTAAATATATTAAAGCCCGATATAAAACTCCATGCGGTGCATGGGCTTTTTGGTTAAAGCAAGCAGGACCCGATAAACGAGGTGGTTGGTACTAATGTCCATTACTTTTCCGAATCATTGGGAGCCTGTAAGCCCCAATATTGACCCTGAAGAATGGGTTGAAGATGATGAGGAATAGTGGACAACAAAGTTGTACGAATCGTTGAGGAACGCGCTGGCAATTACTGTGAAGTATGCGGAGGCGCGGCGCTTCCTTCAATGGCATTGCATCACCGAAAACTAAAAAGCAGGGGCGGCAAAGACACGCCAAGCAACCTCATCCGCATACATCACCGATGCCATAACTTATCTACTGATAGTATCCACCTCAATCCTGAGCGGGCTTCACAAAAAGGGTGGATGGTTGGTTCATGGCAAGAACCGCATCAAGTTCCTTTTGTACGCCCCGATGGGTCAATAGTGTTATTACAAGATGATGGAACAGCACAAGTCCTCATGGAAGGTGATTAATGGAACTCAGAGTAAGAGGGCGGTTGGGTAACGACCCCGAAACAAAAACAGTTGGAGCAGATAACATTTCTGTTGCAGTATTTTCTTTGGCGCATACACCGCGTTCAAAAAAGAACGGTCAATGGGTTGATGGCGATACGCAATGGTTTCAAGTTGCATATTTTGGCAAGCGCGCCGAATCATTAGCAAAAGCCGCCAAAAAAGGTGATGAAGTAATTGTTATTGGAACATTAAAAATGAATAAATACACAGACCGCAATGGCGTAGAAAAAAGCGGTATGGAAATTACAGCAAGCGAAATTGGATTAGTACCAAAAGCAGAACGACCACAAACACAGGCACAAGGAGGCTGGGATACACAATGGTAAATGAGGACCTAGTAAGCGCGGCAGAAACGGCAGAAATTCTTGGAATCACAATGAACAATCTGCGACAGATACAACACCGCAAATCTCTTGTGTGGGTGCAGAAGGCTGGCAGAAATGTTTATTACAAGCGTGAAGATGTAATTAACTACAAGACAAAGCGTGATGGAAGAAAAACAGCCTAAGCGTTGTCTATTTTGTCACGGCGATGGATACACCGTACAGGGAGAAGAATGTAATGATTGCCGATGACCCTGAAGTAGCAATAGCGCTCTCTTTGTTTGCAGATAGATTACGCGAGAAGGGCAAAGAGAGCCTAGCTTTCAAAATTGAGAATCTTATAGAACTTTTGATTGAAGAATTGGAAGCGCCAAAAAAGAAAAAGTCCTAACATCTGTGCATGAGTTTGACCATCACCGATGAGATAACGCTTGATGATATTGATGAAGCCATTAAGCACATAAGCACCATGCTCAAAACAGATGAGTTTGGCAATCGGATGAATTGGCGCAAAAAAGAATTACTCCAAAACAGCATTGATGACCTCTTAGACGCAAGATTACGGTTGGCACAGGAGGGAAAGGTATTTGATTAATGGGATACTACAAGTGCTTTCTTTGCATGGGGCAACCCACATTTCCCGTAGCGGAGAACAAAGACTCGTACAAAGAATCCCACAAGCATTACATGACCTATCACTTTAAGGAGCCGACAACTAATGAGAAGCAAAAAAACAGCCAAACAAATCGTTGATGAAGTTGTAATTAAAGTCAATGAGGAACTACCTGCAAAGGTAGAAGCGCCTAAAGCAGTAAGCAATGAAGAAGATAATGTTTTACATTACTACCGTTGCAACATTACTATGAACAACGGTAAGTCTTGTAACTGCTCTGCATTTATGTAGTTCTAATTTGATTTGACATAATTTATGCGATAATTTTCGCAACATGTCGGATAAAGATGGGCTTGCTCAACTACAGCGAGAGAACCGCGCTCTAGAGTTGCGCCATAAACACGGCATGACATTTGCCAGTATTGCAAGAGAACTAGGTTATGAAACCATTGCAGGTGCGCACAAGGCATATAAGCGGGCAATGAAGCGTGTTGAGCATCCCGATGCAAAAGAACTATTTGGAGCAGACTTAGACCGTTTAGACCAACTGACCGAAACCTTTTGGGAGTCAGCGCGGCAAGGCAATATGCGAAGCGCAGAGATGATTCTTCATGTTATAGACAGGCGCGCAGATTACTTGGATTACAAATCCCCAACACGCATACAGGCGGAGGTGAATCATTATGGAAATGGAAGCATTGATGCAGAAGTTGTCCAACTCGCCCGAATTATTGACTACATTGAGGGCGTTGCCTCCGACATTACAACCCTCCCAAGCCAGCCGTCTGAAGGCGAGCAGAATCATGTGGCAGAAGTTAGCGCGGAAGGAACAATTACCGCCTGATACAGATTGGAACATTTGGCTTTACCTTGCAGGTCGTGGCGCGGGCAAAACAAGAACAGCCGCCGAATGGTTAGCCTGGGAAGCAATAGAAAATCCAAATACGCGTTGGGCGATTGTTGCTCCTACCTTTTCCGATGCCCGTGATACTTGCGCGGAGGGCGAATCAGGCATTATTAACATCTTGCATCGTTACAACGCCCTTGCGCATTACAACAGAAGCAATGGCGAAATAGAACTGACCAACGGAAGTCAAATAAAACTATTCAGCGCAGACCAACCTGATAGATTCCGTGGACCGCAACACCATGGCGCTTGGTGTGATGAGTTAGCCGCATATCGTTATGAAGATGCATGGCATCAATTACAGTTTGGATTGCGTTTAGGCAAAAAACCACGCGTAGTTGTAACGACAACGCCGCGCCCTACAAATCTTGTCAGAACCCTTGCAAATCGCTCAGATGGCTCTGTGACAGTCACACGCGGTTCTACCTTTGACAATGCTAAGAACCTTGCCCCGAGCGCTCTATTGGAACTACAAGCCCGATACAACGGCACTCGTTTGGGTCGTCAGGAACTTTACGGCGAAATTCTTGAGGACCAAGAAGGCGCGCTTTGGACTCGTAATCTCATTGACCGCAACCGCGTAGAAAAACACCCGCCATTGTCACGCATTGTTGTCAGCATTGACCCCGCTGTAACTAATAACGCATCAAGTGATGAAACAGGAATCATTGTTGCTGGTTGCGATGCTGGCGGTCACGGATATGTGTTACACGATGGCACAGTTAAAGGTTCACCGTTGGAATGGGCGCAAAAGGCTGTGGCACTCTTTGACGAATACAAAGCAGATTCATTACTTGTGGAAGTCAATCAAGGTGGCGATATGGTCAGCGCTGTTTTGAAACAAGTACGCCCAACGCTACCGATTAGAGAAATCCGCGCCCATGTTGGTAAAAAGTTACGAGCAGAACCAGTAGCGGCGATGTATGAACAAGGGCGTGTGCATCATGTTGGAACCTTTACACAATTAGAGGACCAAATGACGATATGGACACCTCAAGATGCAGACTCACCCGACAGGCTTGATGCGATGGTTCAGGCTTTTAGCGACTTGCTTGGAAAATCTAGCGTTAGCCATTACTTCAATAGCATCGCTAATTTCTGCACTTTCTGTGCTTTACCAATGCCTAAATCATTGAGCCATTGCGCTAAGTGCGGAAACGCTATTATTGCCACAACACAGGCGGTGGGAGCATAAATGAGTGTTGTCTATAATGTTGTAATTGACCAAGGCGCAGATTGGTACATTAATTTCCTTTACAGACAATCTACGGAAATTACCAACATTGTTGCCAATGGAACTGTAGTTACTGTAACCGCCAATAACGGTTTTGCACCTGGGCAAATTGTTTCTATTGATGGTGTATTACCTAATCAATTTAATTTGCAAAATGTGACGGTGGGCTTTGCAAATGCAACCAGTTTTGAAGTGACGAATGGCGCAACAGGTGTCTATATTTCAGGCGGTCTTGCTACTTGCCCTGCCGATTTAACAAACTATACAGCGGCTTTGCAACTACGCACAGAACCACAAAGCACAAACTATGTTCTAAATTTAACAACACAAAACGGCGGTATCGTTATCACAGGACCTACAGGCGAGATTGCAGTTCACGCGACCCATACACAAACAGGTGCAATCAATGAAGGACCGTACTATTACGATTTAGAAATTTATTCCGATACAGGCGTAACAACAAGAGTTGCGCAAGGTCAGGCGATAGTAAGTGCGCAGGTGACACGCTAATGTGTATGACCTGTGGTTGCGAAGCAGTAATTATCAAACCAGTTATACCGACTGTTGTTGTATCTACTCCTGGTCCTGTTGGTCCACAAGGAATTCAAGGACCCGCAGGAGCCGCCGCCGCACAAGGCGTACAAGGCGCGCAAGGAACAACAGGTATCCAAGGCACAACTGGATTGCAAGGCGTTCAAGGTTATGAAGGTTTGCAAGGTATTACAGGTGCGCAGGGAACAACGGGTGCGCAAGGCGCGCAAGGCACAACAGGTATCCAAGGCGTTGGTGGTATCCAAGGAACAATTGGTGCGCAAGGACAAACAGGTGCGCAGGGAACTCAAGGTATTCAAGGTGATGGCACACAAGGAACAATTGGAACGCAAGGCGCAACGGGCGCACAAGGATTAATCGGTATTCAAGGTCATGAAGGTGCGCAAGGTGTAGAGGGAATTCAAGGACATACAGGCGCTCAAGGTTTTGTTGGCTCTCAAGGTATTGAAGGCATACAGGGCGCACAAGGTTTTATTGGTATTCAAGGTGCAGTTGGTACGCAAGGTCATGTTGGTGCGCAAGGACAAACAGGAACACAAGGTGCACAAGGCTTAGAAGGTTTGCAAGGAACTCAAGGCGTACAAGGCACACAAGGAACGCAAGGATTAGAAGGAACTCAAGGAACACAAGGTGTGCAAGGCGAAATTGGTTTGCAGGGTGTTCAAGGTACTGAGGGTATTCAAGGCGAAATAGGCAGTCAAGGAATTGAAGGCACACAGGGAACCCAAGGTGTGCAAGGAACTCGCGGAATTCAAGGAACACAAGGCACTCAAGGTTTAATTGGAGCGCAAGGTGTTGAAGGAACACAAGGCGCTGTAGGAACGCAAGGTGCAGAAGGCGCGCAGGGTACACAAGGAATTCAAGGACATGATGGAACTCAAGGACTAGAAGGCATCCAAGGTTTAGAAGGTTTGCAAGGTACACAGGGCATCCAAGGTCATGACGGTACGCAAGGAACAACTGGAACACAGGGAACACAAGGCACTCAAGGACTACAAGGCATCCAAGGTCATGATGGCGCACAAGGTTTGGAGGGAATTCAAGGAATAGAAGGCGCGCAAGGTACTCAGGGCATACAAGGACACGATGGAAGTCAAGGCATTACAGGTGTTCAAGGTACGCAAGGTGTTCAAGGTTTAGAAGGTCTGCAAGGACACACAGGCGCACAAGGTATTGAAGGCGTACAAGGTGAAACGGGAATTCAAGGTGAAACTGGAATTCAAGGTTCTATTGGATTGCAAGGTATTCAAGGTGAAACAGGCGTTCAAGGATTTACGGGAACACAAGGTGCGACAGGAACACAAGGCGCTCAGGGTATTCAGGGTGTTCAAGGAGTGCAGGGTGAACAAGGACTGCAAGGAATTCAAGGCGTTATTGGTTCACAAGGTTTGCAAGGTATTCAGGGAAATACAGGTACACAAGGAACAACGGGCGCTGGCGGTACTGTTACTTTCTACGGCAATTTTTACGACTCACTAGACCAAACTGCAACAGTAAATACCGCAACGCCAATGATTTTGCGCGGCGACTTTGGTTCTAATGGCGTATCTGTTGTTACCGATGGCACAAATTTAACGCGCATTACTTTCAATCACACAGGTACTTATGACATTCAATTTTCAGCGCAACTACACAACACAGGCGGCGGTGGAAGTGGCGACACGGTACAAATATGGTTTAGCAAGAACGGTACTTATGTAGCCGATTCAAATACTGCAATTACTGTTAGCACAAATAATCCTTATACCGTAGCGGCATGGAATTTTGTTGATGACTTTGTAGCGGGCGATTACATACAGTTGTATTGGCAAACCGATAATGCCAGCATTATTTTGGAACACACAAACGCAACAGGTGGACTACCTGCAATTCCTTCCATTATTGTTACTGCGGCTCAAATTGCGTATGCAATTCAAGGTGCAACAGGTCAAACGGGCGCTCAAGGCACAACTGGATTACAAGGAATTACAGGAGCGCAGGGAACTACAGGCGCACAAGGTCAAACAGGAACTCAGGGAGCCGATGGAACACAAGGCACACAGGGCTTAATTGGTATTCAAGGTATTCAAGGCGAAAACGGAATACAAGGACAAACAGGTGCGCAAGGTCTTGAAGGAATTCAGGGCATTGAAGGTATCCAAGGACATACGGGCGCGCAAGGAACACAGGGTATTCAGGGTCATGAGGGTATTCAGGGCTTAGAGGGTATCCAAGGTCATACTGGCACTCAAGGAACTCAGGGTGTGCAAGGTCATGATGGCGCACAAGGTATTGAAGGCATCCAAGGTCACACAGGAACGCAAGGTACACAAGGAATCCAAGGACACGATGGAGCGCAGGGTTTAGAGGGTATTCAAGGATTTACTGGAACCCAAGGTACGCAAGGCGTACAAGGTCATGACGGTGCGCAAGGAATTGAAGGAACTCAAGGTATTGAGGGATTGCAAGGTACGCAAGGTATTCAAGGACATGATGGCGCTCAGGGTATTGAGGGTGCGCAAGGTGTTGAAGGACATCAAGGATTAACAGGCGCACAAGGTACAACAGGCGCTCAAGGAACAGAGGGTGCGCAAGGAACACAAGGTACGGAAGGTTTGCAAGGCATCCAAGGAGTTCAGGGTGCAACAGGAAGTCAAGGATTAACTGGTTCACAAGGCGCAGAAGGAATCCAAGGAATACAAGGGGAAACAGGCGCTCAAGGTGTGCAGGGTACAGATGGCATACAAGGAACAACAGGCGCAACAGGTTCTCAAGGAACTACAGGCACAACTGGAACTCAAGGTACTGAAGGATTACAAGGAACAACTGGCGCTCAGGGTGAAACTGGAAGTCAAGGCGCAACTGGTACGCAGGGTATTGAAGGAGCACAAGGTCATACAGGTGCGACTGGTACACAAGGCACAACAGGTGCAACAGGCATACAAGGTGCAAACGGTATTCAGGGTATTCAAGGGCATAATGGCGCGCAAGGCACAACTGGAACTACAGGCGCACAGGGAACTCAGGGAACTACAGGTGTTCAAGGTCAAACTGGAACGCAAGGCACGACTGGAACAACGGGCGCGCAAGGAACTCAGGGAACTACAGGAATCCAAGGTACAACGGGTATCCAAGGTCTAACTGGAACTCAGGGAACACAAGGAACACTTGGAACACAGGGAACCACAGGTTCATTGCCTACATATACCTTTGATGCAGAAACAGCCTCAACAACATTGGTGATTGGTAATGTAAATCAAATTGTTACTATGAATGTTGCAAGCGCAAACAATGTCACCGTTCCTGCAAACACATTTAGCACAGGACAGGTTGTTTATATTCAACAAATTGGCGCAGGACAAACAACTGTTGTAGCAAGCGGAGTTACAATTACATCTACGCCAGGATTGAAACTACGCGCTCAATACAGTTTTGCGGCATTGATTTGCACAGGTTCCAACACATTTACCCTCACAGGTGATTTGGCGGCATAATGGCTCTACTGGTAGGCGTAGCGGCGGCAAGTGCTAAAAGTGTTCCTGGCGCTCCAACAATAGGAACTGCAACAGATGTAGGAACAGGGCGCGCATATAACAATGGTGCGGCAACAGTTACTTTTACCGCACCTACAAACACAGGCAAAATGCCTATTACAGGTTACACAGTTACATCTAGTCCTGGCGGATTTACTGGTACGGGTGCATCAAGTCCAATTACAGTTGCAGGTTTGCAATCCAATACGGCTTATACATTCACAGTAACCGCAACTAACGCAATTGGCACAAGCGCGGCTTCTGCGGCATCAAATAGCATTACCGCAACAACTGTTCCTCAAGCACCTTCGGTTTCTGCCGCAGATGTTGGTACAAGCAGACCATTTAACAACGGCGCGGCGACAGTTACCATTACAGGCGGCGCAACGGGTGGCAAATCCATCACCTCGTACTCTGCAACATCCAGTCCTGGCAGTTTTAGTTCTAGCGGTTCTTCGCCATTAACTGTTACAGGTTTGGCTTCTAGCACTTCTTATACATTCAGCGTGACCGCAACCAACGCTAATGGAACATCTACTGCAACTACTTCTAATAGCATCACAGCAACAACAGTTCCACAAGCGCCTACTATTGGAACGGCTACCGCAGGAAACGCTCAAGCCACAGTTACATTCACAACTAATGCAACAGGTGGCAAAACAATCACAACAAATACAGCCACATCATCGCCAAGTAGCATCACGGGGTCAAGTGCCTCAAGCCCAATTACTGTTACAGGTTTAAGCAATGGAACGGCTTATACATTTACCGTAACATCAACAAATGCCAACGGCACATCTACTGCATCGGCGGCATCCAACAGCGTAACTCCTGTTGTTCCTGTTACTTATTGGATGCAACGATATGGAGCAGCGACTTTATCAGGTAATTATATTTCTGTTACGGCAGATTCATCGGGCAATACTTATGGTGTTGCGGACGGTAATTTGTCAGGTGTCAGTAGTCAATCTGATTCACCTTCATTTAGATATGCTTATATTGGAACGCAAAGTACGATTAGACAAGGTATTTCAAGCAACGCAACTTATACGGCAATAGTTAGCAACAATGCCTCCTCTAATTCACAAGGATTTGTAACTGTATTCAATAATAGTAACGGCTCGGTAGCGTGGCAACGCTCCATAACAGGTACTTATACAGGTGCAGGTGCTACAACGCGAATGAATGGCGTGGTGATAGATGCAAGCAATAATGTTTATGTGAGAGGTGTTACCCGACAAAGTTCTTCAACGGCAAGTTTTTACCATTGGCTTGCGAAATATGATTCTTCGGGAACTTTGCAATGGAATAGTAATCTCAATGTGAACACCTCTAATGGTGGAGCATTACTCGGAACCGCAGTAGATAGTTCAGGAAATGTCTATTTAATAGCGACAAGAACAAGTCCATCTACAACTAATGCCATTATCAAATTAAATAGTTCAGGTGCTTTTCAATGGGCAAATAACTATTCCAATGGCAGTACTGCTTTCCCGCCAAGAACCCTTGTATGCGATTCAAGCGGAAATGTAATTTTTAGTGCGGGTGTAGGTTTGCAAATTAATACTTATCAATTATGTTTAGTAAAAATTGATTCAAGCGGAACGGTTACTTGGTCTAATGCGACAGATGTAAATGGTAATCAAGTTCTAACTCCATACTCTATGACAATAGACTCAAGCAATAACACATATAGTGCTTATGTAGACCAATCAAGTGCTGACAATGGTTATTTGAAACATAACTCAAGTGGAACATTATTACTACAAAGATATTGGTCTAGTGGCGCGGCTTTGTATGCTCAAAATATGACAACTGATGCAAATGCTTTATACGCAGGTTTATTATCTTTTGGAGGAAGCGCAGGTTCAAATCCTTACATTTTCAAAGTTCCAATAGACGGAAGTAAGACAGGTAGTTATAGTTTCACAGGAGGTTTCACAGTAAATTATGGAGCACCCAGTTACGCTACGAGAAGCACGGGAACTGTTACTGCACAAGGTAATGGAGGTAGTTTTAGTATGAGCACTTACACAGTTTTCACTAGCGCATCTTCATCTCTTACATATACATCGTATTCAACGATGTTTAATGTATCTGCACCAACACAAGTGACACTTTAGGAATCAATAATGACAAAACAATTTCAATTTTACAATCCTGAAACAGGTGTTTATCCGCGTTTTCCAGGCGATATGATGCTTATTGATTCTACTTGGCAAATTGGAGATACTCCGCCCGCGCCGTGGGTTGAGGTGCATGAGTCAAATAGACCCGAAAATAATGACGAAAACAAAGTAGTCATAGAAGTATTACCTACTTTGATTGATGGTCAATGGGTACGCACATTTGAAATTCACGCAATCCAAAGCATCCCTACATCTGCGGTAGGTCTAAGCCCTGCCTCTTTCCAACCACCATCTATCCAAGCATCCGATGTAGTTTGATGCCATATAAGCAATTGTTTGGCATTGTCACTCTGTAATTCATACCATTCGGCGGGTTTTTCTAAATGATTCACAATATATTGCGGGGCAACTTTGCGATACCCCAAGTCATATAAATAATCCATCTGCGCTTCATGCTCGGAGAGCGTTTCAAAAGTCCATTCAAGGGCTACTTCGCCATAACGCTTAGTCATACCGCGTAACACATTCCATTCAGCGCCCTCAACATCAATCTTTATCAAATCAGGCGCGCCAAATTTTTTCGCAAGTGTGTCAATGGTGATAGTTGTGGCTTTGATAGTCCGATATTCTTTGCCCGCATAAGGCATTGTTTCATTTGTCAGCCAATTTTTATTAAGCGTACTAAGACCATCTTCTACACATTCATAGAACTCAACAAGGTCATAATCTGTGTCACTTACTGCATAGCGCAATGGAGTAACGCAAGGATTGTAAATAAAGTTTTTTACTAATTGTCCAAACACACGCGGCGCAGGTTCAAGGGCAACAACATCATAACCTTTTTGTAAGCCCGCTAAAGTGGCATCTCCACGATTAGCACCAATATCAAAGAACAGCACTCAGCCTCCCTAAATTATCTTCTATAGCCTTTTGGTAAGAAACAGGTAAATCCATTTGGCTCAATCTTATGAGCATTTCCTGACTTTCTTTAGGGCGACCTACCCAATATGCGCTAATCGCTTTTTGAAACTCTAGACTATAACGACCTTCATAACCAACATTAATGGGTAAATCAGGCAAGGACTCTGTACGCAATCCCATTTCCGCCCATGTGTAACATTCTTGCCATTGCGCGGCATTTTCATAAAAACGCGACAAAAGGAAATATGCTTCAGGGCGATAGGGCAGATATGCAGTCGCTTGCAATAAACAATTACTAACGGTCCAAGCGCGGTCTTTTTGGTCCTCAAAGCAATGGGCTAATTTGCATAGGCTGGCATATACCAAAGCAGGAGTTTTGTCGTAACCATATTCTGCACATCGTAGATAAAACGATACAGCCGATGCGGTTTGATTCATTTCCTCGTATTTAACGGCAGTCTTAAAGTTAAGTTCAGGGTCAAAGGGTTTATGAGATAACTCAATAATCAAATCCTCAATGTTCATACGCAAGCGCCTCCAATATCAAATCCTCTAAAACAAACTGCGGTACTTGTAATATAAATGCGGCATTGTCTTGAAAACCAAAACTTACCAAGAGGTCATCACCCAAGCGAGCCGCCCCTACGCAAAACTCAATGCGCGCATCAAGAAAAGTAAAGGGTTTGCTCAAACCGATAAAGTTCAACTCCTTGTCAAAAACCACAATACGATGACGATAAATTGCGTCTTTTTGTTTCAAAAAGTTTTTGAAAAGATTTACCTCATGCGTGATTGAGATATACACATTGCCCCATGGGATGACCTGACTTGAGCCGCGTTGGTCTGCGGGCGCTTGTGGGGTATGGCGCAAAAATACCTGTTCACAGGTTCCTGCGCTGGGGTCTGCATAGACCAACTCTGTAGGCATGGTCCATTTAATAAAATGATAAGGCTTGTCTATGACAGGAACCCAATTCTTTTCGCAGTAAGAATCGTTAGGTGCGGGAGCGGGTATGCGTACACGGCTTATCTCTGTAGCGGTCCATGCTGTTTTGTTCAGTTCTATCTTGGAATACTCCATACGACCTTGCCCATTTGTGGTCGTATCGCGGCGCACTCCGACTAAGTAATAGTCGCCATCCCATTGCACAACCCGACAATCTTCCTCGCCAACAAACTCCCATATAGGCTCAACATCAAGCATTGATGTATCCACCTTGGTGTAATCCGTCATGTGTAGGTCTTGATTCAAACGACAAAGATAATTAGTTGTAATTAATCTGCGGTCTTTCTCAGGATGCAAATACGACAGCGGACCCCACCGACTAGGGAAGCGTTGAGTATTCTCTGCATGGTAGAGCGTGTAATTGACATGGCGTAAATTCACTAAAATATCGCCATCGTTATCAATAAAAATTGATGGGTTCATTAATCCTGTGCCTGAAGTCAAACCATGACTTATGACTAACGGTGCTAATTTGCCCCCATGTGAAACAGCCTTCTGAACTAGATTCATAATGTCACCTTATCACCGCACACAAGTTGAAAAGTCGCTATCATTACAACACGCCTGATTTACAAGAGGCAGATAAAGGGGTTCACATGGGTCTGCGTGACCGAATCGCAAGAGCAATCGCTACTGGCAATATTGAAAAAGGTCCGCGCCTACCAGCGGGCGCTGTTGCAATGACAGAAGCCGAAATGCGTAATCAAGCCGATGCTTTAACCATGCGGCAGACTTATGGAAATTCTATTGCGTTACCTCGCGCACCATTTAGCGCAACAGTTCCTTTTGGTCCAGGTTTGCCAATTACTCCTGGCGCTATCAACCCGCTACAAGATAGCGGCAGACCACAACCACGCCGTTATGAATATCAAGTTGCGCAAAACATCAACATTACTGAAACGCGCCTTGTACCTTTCAAGACCTTACGCGCCGCCGCAGACCAAATTGACATCTTGCGCCGATGCATTGAAGTAACCAAATCTAAATTGCTTGGTCTTGAGTGGGATATTGTTTTAGGTCAAGATGCTTCTGAAAAGATTACCGCCGAATCGGGCGGCGACCATGTACGCGCTATGGCAAAAGCCCGCGAAAAATTCACAGACGAAATCAATCGTTTGCGTGAGTTTTGGGAAACGCCTGATAAGGCTAACGGTTTAACTTGGGCAGATTGGCTCAACATTGCGGCTGAAGATATTTTGGTAATTGATGCTTGGTCTGTTTATCCGCTACCAACTGTAGGCGGCGACCTTTTTGCATTTCAAATTCTTGATGGCTCAACAATCAAGCCATTAATTGACGACCGCGGCATGCGCCCAATGCCACCGCAAGCGGCGTATCAACAGATTCTTTATGGTTTCCCTCGTTCAGAATTTTCTGCAACCGATGAGGACCCAAAGGCAGACGGCGAATTTACTAGCGACCAACTTGCTTATATGGTCCGCAATCGCCGCACAATCAGCGTATATGGCTTCTCTCCAACAGAGCGCGCATTACCTCTTGCAGACATTTATCTACGCCGCCAGCAATGGCTACGCGCTGAATACACAGACGGTGTATTGCCTGAACTTATGTTCACAACCGATGAGGATTGGGGAAATAACCCTGACCTATTGCGCGCCTACGAGAACATTTTGAATGATGACCTTGCAGGACAGACAGAGCAACGCAAGCGCGCTCGTTTGTTACCTAAAGGTCTTTCACCTGTTGTCAATGAGGGTTATGGCGAGAAGTTCAAAGACACACTTGATGATTACTTGATTACCTCTATCTGCGGACACTATGGCGTTCAACCAGGTGAAATTGGTTTTGCACCAAAGGGCGGATTAGGTGGCGCAGGTTATGAAGAAGGGCGCGCAGAAACCGCAGAAGCAATCGGCGTAGGTCCTTTGGCTAACTGGATTAGCAAAATGGTTACAAATCTTTCTTATACCTATCTTGGTATGCCGCGTGAACTTGAATTCAAACTTTTAACGAGCAAGCGCCAGGACAATGAATCCAGCGCAAGGAAGGCACAAATTGAGGTAAGTAGCGCAGGGAAAACAATTAATGAGCGCCGCTCAGAACTTGGTTTGCCGCTTCTTGATACACCGCAAGCAGATATGCCAATGCTCGTTGCAGGGTCAGATATTTTCTTGTTCTCACCTGAAGGCATTATCAATGCAAAAGAAGTTACAACAGCACCAACGCTAGAAGGACCCGATGCGACACCATCCGCACCCACTACTCCTAATGTGTCAAATGCAACGCCTGAAGAACCAACGCCTGAAGAAGCGTCAAAGACTGAAGAAGAAGTTGATGCGGAAACTAGGGCTGAAGTAAAGTCATTTATGAAGTGGGCGCAAAAAGGAAAGCGCGCACGACTCTTTGAATTCAAGAGCCTAGACCCTATCGTTGGGGAAGCGCTGAACCGTTGTGCATTTGACGGAGATTTAGAAACCGCAAGGGCGCTCGCTAAAGCGTATCTGACATGACTTGGGAGCGCGCATTAGAGGCAGATGCGCGTAGAGCGGCAAAAAACGCAATATTAATTACAGCCGCATTGCGCCAGTCATTTGATGCAGAGCGCGCTTTCTTGGGCTATCAAAATACAACACCAAATTTAGAGTTGAATTTGACTCAACAACGCCGCAACGCACGCGCATGGGCGATTATGAACATTCGCCCTAACATGGAACCATTACGGGAAGTGCTTTATAGAGTATGGGCAGAGGGTTTTGTTTTAGGCAATGCGGCGGCATGGGAAGAATTAGAAAATGCTTACCGCGCACAAAAAGCCAACACGCAAGGTCTTGTTGATTGGTCTAAATGGAAACCTGGTGATGGTGTAAGTGCTTTAATCCTAAAACCACCTAAAGCATTTCAAAAACTTATAGAACAAGCGGGTTTTACACTCAAAGGTTTTTCAGATACAACGCTTACAGACATAGGCAACGCCATTGGCGAAGCCATAACTCTTGGATTGGATGCGCGTAAAGCCTCAAAATTAATTAGTAAGCATGTAGCCAGCCCTGCCCGCGCTTTAAGCATTGCAATTACAGAACAAAATCGCGCTATTTCGGCGGCAACAATTAATAGATACCAATTAGCAGGTTTGCAAGAAATGGAATGGTTGGTATTTGACCCTTGCAAAATATGTGCCGAAAATGCAAACAAAAAAGTAAAAATAAATACGCCGTTTCCATCGGGCGCGTTACAACCCCCTGCGCACCCTAATTGTCGCTGTGCTCTTGCTCCTGTCATTACAGGTTTTGATGACCCTTCCAATACTGGCGGAAGTATTACAACGCCAACCATAACTCCCACAGAAACATTACAACCTTCAACTGATTACCGTGGTTATCACACAGCCCCGACCCGCGCCGATGATGTGGGTGGACCTGCGACAGATATTGAAACAGGTTTAATGCCCGATTTTTATACACGACCAAGCATTTATAGAACAGGTATGGATGTAGAAGATAAGGAAAGTATTAGCGTTCTTATGTCTATTCGCAACAAACCTGAGGCAATAGTTACTATCTATCGTGCGGTTCCTCATGGCATAACAAATATAAATCGGGGAGATTGGGTAACGCTTTCGCGTTCTTATGCCGAAACGCATTTATCAGGCAATGTGCAAGGCGGCGGTCACATTATCACTATGCGAGTGCCCGCTAAAGATTTATGGTTTGATGGCAACAGCATCAATGAATTCGGGTACGACCCTGTAAGCACAACTCAAAAATTTAGTAAAACCGCTACAGTTACACCTAAGTTTTCTATTCAAGACGATGAGGACTAAATGGCAGATGGTTTTGTAGCCCCGCAAGGAGTACGCGCCAACGCTCGCAGAGGTCTAGAATTACGCAAGAAGTTTGGGCGCGGTGGTACTGAGGTAGGTATTGCCAGGGCTAGAGATATTGCCAATGGAAGCGCGTTATCTCTCTCAACCATCAAGCGCATGAACTCTTTTTTTGCCCGTCATGAAGTAGATAAGAAGGGCAAGGATTGGAACAACACGGCAAATCCGTCAAACGGAAAGATTGCATGGCTCTTATGGGGCGGCGACTCAGGGTGGTCTTGGGCGAAAAAAATTATTAGGGAACAAGAAAACAAGGAGAAATCAACAATGGCTAATCTGACAACACAATTCTTTGGGATTGAGAAGGCGGATAAAAATTCAGATGGCACTCTGACTGTGTACGGAAAAGCCACAGATGATTCACTAGATATTGACCAACAGATTTGTGACGCAGATTGGCTCAAGCGCGCCATGCCACATTGGTTCCAAACAGGCGGCAACATCCGCGAGCAACACAGCAACATTGCCGCAGGTGTGGCTAAAGAGTATGAAGTTAAAGAGGATGGTCATTACATTACAGCCCTCGTTGTGGACCCTGTATCTGTCAAAAAAGTAGAGAACGGCGTACTTAAAGGTTTCTCTATCGGCATCAAAAACCCACGCGTGACCCGCGATAAAAGCGCAATGAATGGGCGCATCGTGGATGGTCAGATTGTTGAGGTTTCTCTTGTGGACCGCCCTGCCAACCCTAATTGCCAGTTGGTTCTTGCTAAATCTTTGAGCGGTGAGGACACCGTAATTCAAGTAGAAGAATTGATTGAAAAAGAAGAAAAGAAGCCAAATTACGAAACAATGTTACGCGGCGGCGGCAAGTCTGAACCTGCCGATAAAGAGTTATACAACCGCATCAAACAAGAAGCCAAAGAGAAATTTGATGTGTACCCAAGCGCTGTGGCAAATGCGTGGGTAGTCCGCGAATATAAGAAGCGCGGTGGAACTTACAAAAAGAAAACCGAAAAAAGTGCTAATAGTTTAGAATTATCCGAAATGACCGAAAGGGAAGCCATGACCATTCTTGCCAACGATATTATTGAAATGTCTAAGGCGTATGCCAATGGCGACCTCTTGAAGTTTGATAAACAAACCTATGATTCTGCAAGACAAGCATTGGCACAACTAATTGCTATTGAAGCAGAAGAATTGGGCGAGGGTCATAATGAAGAAGCCTCGCTATCCCACCTAATCGCCGCAGTTCATCACCTCTTTGCTTGGTATGCAGGTGAGGAAGCAGAAGGAGAAGTTATGGAAGAAGTAGAAGAAAAAGCCGCAGACGCAAAAGAAATGAAACCCAAGAAGGGTGAAAAGCGCGCTGACTTTATGAAGCGTTGCAAAGAAGCGGGCATGGATGATGACTTTGCCAAAAAGTGCTGGAACAAGTACGGCAAAGGCATTGAGATTGAAATTGATGAAGATGAGGAAGATGAAGTAGAAAAGTCTGCCGAAATCTCCAAGTGCCTAGAGTGCGGATGCAATCAACCAGGCACAGACCATGGGCTAACACAAACCAATGATTTTGCTAATGTTGCAAAGCCATCCCATGTAACAACTGCCGAAATGTATTCACCTGACCAAACACCAAAGTCTGCGGAAGCGGATGCAGTTGAGGAAAAGGTTGAAGAAGCCGCACCTGTAGAAGAAGAAAAGAAAGAAGAAGTTTCTGCCGATGAAAAAACGGCAGATATAGAAGCCATCGTAGAGCAAGCAATCAAGAGCGCAACACAGTCAATCAAATCGGAAATTGCAGAACTCATGTCCGCAAAAGAGGCGGCAGAGTCAAAGGCAAATCGTTTGGCAACTGAGTTGGCTGAGGCTAAAACTCTCGCTGTGGCTGGCGGACCAAAGCGGACTGCACGACCAGTTAGCGAAACCAGCAATGATTTGTTGGCTAAAGCCGCCGCATATAACGCGAAAGCAAATGCAACAACCGACCCAACACTTGCAAAAGGTTATACAGCATTAGCAAAGGAATTCCTTGCTAAAGCACAAACTGACAGCAAGTAATAAACCAAACAACGAAAGGAAATCCGAACATGGCTGAAATGCCACGCGCCACGGACCTATTTGGTGATGTATCGCCAGTAGAAGCCGCACAGCGTCATGAGGAATACCTTGCGTCATTGGATAAGTCACTAAGCAATGCCAGCACAACTCCTGGCGTGGCTCCCAAGGCTGACCCAATTTCCGCAATGGAATCACTTGCCGCAAATAAGTCACTCACAGGTGACGCAATGACAGGACTTCAGAACGCTCTTGCCGCACAAAGAATGGCGATGCAGGACATTCAGAAGGAAATTACTCTTACAACCCCGCTTTCTTCATCGTTTGCGGCGTTTGACTTGGAAGCACCTGCAAAGATGCTTACACCTCGCCCAACACCTCTCCGCAATCGCATCCCTCGTAAGAAGGGTGTCGGTACTTCACACCGTGTCAAGAGAATTCTTGGTTACACAGGTACAGGTACAGGCGGCGTAGGAAATCTATGGCCTGGTGTCACAGAATCAACAACCAATACATTTGGTGGATTAACGCTAGAGCGTGGTCCTCAGATTTCGTACTCTGCAGATGATTTGGTACTTCCTTACAACTCATACTCGCTATCTGACAGCGTTTCGTTTGATGCTAACTTCTCAGGTCTTGGTTATCAGGACCTCCGCCAGTTGTCATCAACAAGCACTCTCTATGCGACAATGTTGATGGAAGAAAGAATGATGCTATTCGCACGCGGTACTGCAAGCGGATACTCA